AAAGGAACGACTGTTAGGATCGTTAGCGGTTTTAGCTGAAGTCAGTTTCTTTTTCATGCCTTTCATCCGAGCACAAAAAGAATCCCGGCGAGACCCGCCTTCTGGTTGTGGAGGTTTCAACCCAGGCTTGCCGGGATTTGCAGCATTGTAGGAGGCACGACCCTTGGCGTTCAAACCACCTTTTGGGTTTTTGCCTTCCTTCCGCTGCCAAGCAGGAGACTTAGCCATAGAACACCGTGACCTTAGCGTTAGACAGCGTTGCGTATGCGCTCGTTTCGCAGCGAACTCCCTGAGCAGGGATCACTACGTTAAAGGTTTCTCCGTTAGCCAGCGTGTTAATCGTAAACAGGGTCGTGCCGCTTGAACCCCCATCTTTGATAATCACGCTACCAGTAGAACCTCCCGGCTCAATAACCAACCCGCGAACACGGGTTGGGTACGCACTAATGTCGCCAGAAGCCGCTAGCGAAATCGCTTGAACGTCTGTTTGCATCCCCATGATGCGCTCCTAATTAGACGTTTTGCTGGCCGAGGTATGGATCGGTGACGTAGTAAAAGATTTCTCCAGTAATATTACCGCCTGTAGGAGCATCACCTGTCGTACCACCGCCAGTAATTTTGACCATCTGGGTAGCAGACATAATGGTGTTTAGGTCGTCCCCTGCCGTGGCCGAAGAAAAATTAATCACCAGCTTACCCGTCGTAGCTACAGCCGCAGCGACCAACCCATTGTCATCAGAAGCTGACGTATCGGAATAACCGATCCAACCCATATCAAATGTGGGGGTCGTGCCACCTGTTGCAGCGCACAGGGCATTAATCTGAGTAACAACTGCGCCAGCAGGAAGAATAACTGGAGCGGTGTTAGTAGAAGAAACTTGAACGGCTACGCTGTTAGCGGATGCGCCGGAGATGTAAAACTCGGCAACCATGAGAGGGGTGCCGCAGTATGCGGTACGCGTTTGATCGCCACCGCCAGATCGCCAAATCGATTGGGTCGTTGAAACTGCCATGATAATTCCTTATGCACAAGTCGCTTGCTAATCGGTGCATCGTCTGCTGGGACAGTTTAGCAAGCTGGTTTCCCAGATAATGTGTTTGTATCAGGTTGTGGGGGTGGTGTCAATAAGGTGATTGTATTTAGCAAGATTATCTTTTTGCGTCAGCACTTGAAGATTCCAAGGTACGTGTAGCCCACATACAAAATCATTAACGAGGGGGATGATATGGTCAACTGCGTGCCGCTCTCCAGTAATCCTACTTAATTCAATTGCAAGACGATACTTAAGTCTTATCTCCATCTTGTGGGTTGCAGTAAGCCACTTAGGAGTAGCGTCTCTAAACCTACGCCTTCTAAGGCTAGTCATCTCTTTGTACATGTCGGGGTTATTAACCTTGTGGGTCTTCTTATACCGCCGTTTATCCTCATCTGTCCGTGCTTGCGCCCTAGCAATCACTGCTTCTTTATTGGCTTCGTAATATTTACGCTTAGCCTGTTGCCCAGCATCTGATTTGTTGTAATCGCGGAAGTACTCAGCACGAGTGACGTTAGCTTTCTCCCATTCAACCTTTAAGCACTCAACACATACACCTTTTGTTTTGCGTGGAGCTATGTGGCCGTACTTACAAGGTTCACCTGTGAAGTAATACTTAGCGCCTGTAGCCTTAGCTTCTTGGCGGGTTTTGGGTAGGTTTGTGGTGTCCAATTCTATCTCCTTAGTTATGACACAGGAAATTATAGGACAAACAAAAGGGGGCTGTCAACCCCCTTCTGCCGTTACCAGTGTGCTTGTAATTAAGCGCCTTGGCTACCGTAAATACCCAACGGATCGCTCACTCCAAACGAATAACGCTCACGAGCCTTGTAGCGAACGTTGCCCGTATCGAAATCGCCATCCATTGAATTTTGTAACGGTGTACGTACAAAATGCTTCAGGCCGTTAGGAACGTCGGTCGTAAGGAACCATGCGTTGGTATCGGTCAAGAAGTGATTGACCGTATAGCCTTCGGGGATCGAACCGTTGTTCTTCAGGGCGTTGATGTCGTTGTCGTTAGTACCGACACGGAGTTCGGTTTCTAACAGGCGGGTTGCCACGAACATCAAAGCAGGAGGAACGATAAGCTTGCGGGGCTTAGCAGCGATCAAAAGTCCACGTTCATCAGTCCATGCAGCGATCTGAATCACTGCGTTTTCTAACGAAGTTTCGTTGAGGTCCACGCCCGTAGCGGTCGTGTTGCTGTTAGTACCACCGGAAACCAGCGGGTGTGCTGTTGAGAACAAAGGCTGACCGTCGCCGTAAGTAACGCCAGACGAAAAACCATTATTCAATACAGCAGCGGCTTTAACCTGCTTGGTGTACGCCATCGACCGTGCAAGGGCTTTCGTGTAACGAGCAGACAGGCTGTCGTACAAGTTATCCTCAATCGCCTCTTCAGTGATCGAGAAGCCGTATGCAATGGTTTCGTGCGTATAACGAGCGGTCCAAGCTTCTTGCGCGTTGTCATAAGCTATGGCGCTACCTTCGTTTTTAACCGGAGCAGCACTAAAGCCTGACAGCTTGGTTTCCTCTTCAAACGAACGCTCGGAACTCTCGGTTTCGTAGATTTCCTTGTGCTCTTCGCCATACTTAGCATACTCCAGACCGAACAATGCGTTCAAGCCGGGGAGAAGCTCTTTCAATAGTTGTGCGCGTGAAATAGCCATTTATATTCCCCTATTACAGTCCGGTTGGGTTGTAGTAGGCATGACCACCATCCACGACAGATCCTGTTACGTTCGGTGCATTGAACTTAACAATTGCTTCGGGGTAGTAAGTCGTACCGCTAACAACAAACGCCGTATCCGGCACTAAGTCAACAATACGCAAAGGCAAGGTTGCCGTTACATCAGCAGAACTCAACAGGATAGCCTGTTGCGAATCGCCGGTCGTGGTGTTAAGGGTGTTAGCCACCAATGCCACGTTGTTATTGACGTTAGTGTAGGTCAGGCCAGTAGACGTAGAAACAACCGTCGTGCCCGTAACTACAGCGACTTGGAACAACTGATCAGGGTCTTCACAGACATAGGCATAAATAAAGGTGTTTGACTTTATTGAAGTGCCGCTAGTCCACGATTGTGACCATGTGGGTTGGCCCGTTACAGAAGAAACAAACTGACAGCCCAAAAACACACCGGCAAAGCCAGTAGCGGGGCCAGTAGTTGTTTCCGTGGTTACAACAATGGTGCCATCCGAAGCAAACTTAACAGGATCGCCAAAACCGATGCTAGAAGCACCAGATGCAATGCGACGCTGACGGGTAGCTCCGGCAAACACCTGACCACCGATCAAATTGATCGGCTTCAAGCCATAAGGCTTGCTAACAGTCGGGTAAGCCATTTGGAATTACTCCTTGGATTGTGAATTACCGCGTCCGAATGTCACCGACGATTTACGCTCTGAAAACAGAGGCATACGTGGATCGTTCTCGCGCATGAAGTTGCTATCAACAGAACGCATTTGAGCTTCAGCTTGTGCTTGATAGTAAGCATTACGCTGCTCAACAAATTCTGTCGGGGTTTTACAAAGCATCAGTCCACCAACAACAATGTTGTCTTTGAAACGCTGATTATCATTTTCTAAATAACCAGAAATTTCAGGATGATCTTCTGCTCTAACAGGTTCCCAACCTTCGCGTAGTTTGGTTGACACATTACGGGGGTCGTTCTGACCCATCATGGACACACGAATCCAACGATATTTATACCCAGGTTCAGGTGCAGGGTCGGGCAGTAACGTGGGAGGTGCCCAGCTACGAGGACGCTCAACAGTTTCACGGGTATCTAATTCGCGGTTTACGCGGCTCACAAGTGATTTATTTTCAGCCATTTTGTGTCATTCCTTCCGCTACTTTCTTAGCGTACAGTTCGAGAGGGATCTTCAACTTCTTAGCAAGTGCAACCTGCGTTTGTGTCAGCGTGATTTTGGTAGGTGCAACGCTTCGACTTGCGGGGGCTACAACATTACTGCTCGTCCGTTTTGGTTTCTCCTCTGCTTTGCCCTGTCCATCAGGAAAGCTTTCGGGGAACTTACTACGTACGGTCTTATTGATCCTTTCGTAATATTCGTCCGAACTAGGATCAAAGCCTTCTTCGACCAACTGTTCATGCAGCCCCAGAGTGAAGGCAGTCATAAGTCGGTTAGGTCCAAACCACTGATTTTGCTTTCGCCACGCAAGTGCTTTGGGGTCCGGCTTATTATCTGAAGCGGATTCAGGTTGCATATTTACAGGAATTTGTGTTTCCTGTAAAGGGGGCGCTCTAAAGTTCTCAACTTTATCCAAACGAAGTTTGGCTTGGGTTAATTCTTCTTGAGCCGTAACGATTTGATCGGCATCGCCTGCATCATATGCAGCTTTATATTTAGCTCGTGCTTGAGCTAATGCAAACTCAGCATTTTGTTTAGCAGTGCCAACTAAAAGCGTTGTATGGTCGCCAAGGTTTTTCTTAAGCGCCTTATTCTCTTCAACAATCTGTTGAGCAAACCTTAAAGCTTCTTCACGTTCGCGCAAAGCAGCTTCTTTAGCTCGTCGCTCATCGTGGTATCCATGCGACAACTTCTTAATACGTTTCTGCACACCCTCGTCGTATTTAGAAAGTTCATCGTCAGTTACTTCATTAACAGGCTCTTCAAGCGGTTTGCGCCCTTTGTCAGGTTCTGGCGTGTCGTCTACCACTTCAATTTCAAACTCGACACCAGCATCTGCTTTGTTCTCAGGTTCTTTCTCGTCGGGAAACTTAAACTCAGTTTTTTCCATAATTTACCTCACGCACGTTGAATACCACGGGGGTCTTCGACCACCGCTTCAACGGAATCATCATTAATAATCCGAAACTCACGATCATGGATCTTAAGTCTGGTGCCTGTATTTGCACGGGTAATAATGAAATCTCCCGGCTTACACCACGGTCCAGTAGGAAAGCGGTTTTGATCCGCATAAGCCATATCACCTAGTGATACAACAAAGAGCACATTACTCAGCAACTCTTCATACTTAACCGTACTATCGGCTTTAATAATCCCGCTATCAAACTTATTCTCGATATTGGGTAAAGTGCAGAGGATCTTATACCCTTTAACCTGCGGCACTTGTCTAGCTTTTTCCTGCGCTTCTTCGATGACAGCTTGAGCTGTTTCAGTCATTTTCAAATTCCTCATACCGTTGCACAAGGTCTTGGACCTCCATCCTTGCACGGCGCAGACCTTGGATAACGCCGCACAAATACTTATATTCAGCAAAGTCTTTGCAGCTTGCGTCACTCATTGCTGCTGCGGTTTCTTTTTCTCGTTCATTCAACTTATTAAATAAATGATCAAGCATCATCCGTTCATGCGCCATTAACCACCTCGTTTCATCACAGATTTAAGG